AACGACCAACACGCTGCTCTACTTCAGAGCGGTACTTGGAGTCCGAGGAGTAGCGAGGATCAGTCATTGCGGCGACCATCTCGCGCTGCGACTCGAATCCTTTAGGGCCTTGAGGGGCAGCCTTAGGACCACTTGCCGGGGCACGCTTGGTGACCGAACGCTCAGGGCTCTTACCGAACTTCTTGGTTCGACTTGCCATGCCCAGATTAATCAGGGTCTTGATCCCAGCGAGGTCCTGCTCACCGATTGCTTTCTCCAGAGCCACAACGGCGTCAGGGGAGTTGGCAGTCATGTGGGCCACGATGGCTTGGAACTTTTCAGCACCGCCAGCGTAGGCTTGGATCTGCGCCACGTAGGTCTGAGCGAGAGCTTCTTGACCATTGATGAACGACTTGACGAAGCCACGACTGTAGCCAACCGCTTCGAGCGCCTTTAAGGACGCCTCGGAGAGCTTGTTGTCGGTCTCGTATTCCGTTTCGATCTGGTCAGCGATGGACTGCGAGAGACCCGCTTTGATAGCTTGGGCACGCATTTGCTGGAAGCCATCAGCGTACTCATCGACAGCCTCAGAGGCTTCAACGAGGTCAGCATCAGGGTCGCCCAGAGGGGTGAACTCATCGGACTCAGCGCCTTCTTCGGCACCTTCCTCTTCACCCTCAGGCAGCTCCAGCTCATCAGAGCCTTCTTCACCAGTGTTCAGTTCGATCTCGTTCTCGTTGGACTCATCGGAGTCATTAAGAACGATGGAGTCGTCACCATCACGAACGTCAGTTGGCAAGGCCATCATGTTCTGCTCGTGTTCGGTGATGTTGTTCGAGGACATTACAGCGTTGTTGATACCGAACTCGGCATAGATGTCAGTCATTGGGACTCCTTAAATTAGTGGGGCTACAGGCACGGGCAACTATCCGTGCTTTCCCAGATGTACTTGCTTGGCAAGCTGTAGCCATAGTGAGGGTTTTAAATCGGACCAGCTTCTACGCCAGCGGTATCCATTGCGGATTGCATAGCGTCTGGACTTGCAGTTGCCTGAGCGGCCATCCCTTGACCAATGCCAGCAGCAGCGTTGAGGCCACCTTGCTTGAGCATCTCTTGGGATTGCAGTTGAGCCTTCTCGGCCTCCGTGAGGAGCAGCCCAGAGGTATCAAGGCCAATGGCGTTAGCCAGTCGCAGCTTGATGTTGCTCATGTTCAGGTCAGCGTCATCCTTCAGTTGGGCCACTTGGGTCATGGCACCGAGGAACTGGTTCAGCTTGTCGAGGTCTTGCCCACGACCCAGCGCTTCGACACCAGTGGACACCGTTGGCTCTACAGCCTCTTTCGGCATGTCTGGGATCTGCGCAGTCGCTTGCAGTTGGTTCAACAAGATGCGGACGATTGGAAGTTGGAGTTCCTGAGAGAGGATCGAATAGACACCACCAAGGGTGTCCTCAAGTTCACTCGCCACATAGCGGATCTCCTCGGCAGTCACACGTTCACCCTGGCGCTGTACGGCAGAGTTCAACATGAAGACATACGAGAGGCGTCCTTCAATGGCGTCTGCCACTTGCTTGGACACCGTGAAGTCAGCGGTCTTCTCCAGTTGCAGGAACGAGATGTCGTCCTTGCGACCAGCCACGAAGTCACCAGTCTGGGCCTTCACCAATCGACGAACCTGAGTGATACCGTTAGGGTTCACCAAGCCGATGATCTTAGAGGACACCATGGCGAACTTAATCATGGCCTCATGGAGCGACTCAAGGGAGTTCAGGTCGCCCAGATACTCCTCGACATGGGAGCGCCCGTAGTGTTCGCCATCACGCTTGGTCCACCGAACGGCGATCCAAGGACAGGCGTCCAGCGGGTACTGACCATCAGAGCCTTCGATCTCCACGTCATCCACTTCCTGATACGACAGGAACTCACCGGACTCATCATCCAGATAGATGTGTGTGTAGACCTCGATCTCTTGCTCAGGCTTGCGTTCCTGCCCCTCGTTGCCGAGAGAGTTCCGAACGTCCTCAGGGAGTGCCGCAAAGGCGACCTTATCCAAGGTGACGATCTGCAAGACGTTCCCGAAGGCATCTCGCTGGACCACATGGTTGTGCAGGGTGTAGAGCTTCATCGGGTTGTATGCCGATGAGGTTGCATCAGGTGGCGGCAGGTACAGCAGTCCAGAGCCAGCAAGGGCCAACTGACGGATCAGCTCAAAGAGCGTCACACGATAGGAGTTGGCTTCCATGTAGGACATCAGGATGCGTTCAACCATGCCCAGCCCTTGTTCCACTACAGCCAGTTGCGAAGGGTCGGAGACCAGTTGCTTGGCCTGCCACTCGGACACCTTGAGCTTCATCCACGTTTGTAACGGGAACAGAGCGAGCATCACTTTGGCAGACAGGTTGTTCAGGCCACGAGCGCCCACGGCTTGCCACGGAGTGGTGTAGTCGGTAGAGGCGTTGTCGGAGTCTTTCGGGAACAGAGATGGGATGGTGACCTTGGCGCAGTTTTCTGCTCGGGTCTCGTAAGGAACACGGTCGTTCTTCAGTCGTTCGTAAACGGCCTTAGCACCTTCCCCGGCGAGCCCTTGGCGTTTTGAATCAGCCATGGGTCACCTCCTTAGATATTGATGCCAGTACCAGCAGAACGAGCAACGGACAGACCGCGCTTACCTTTCGCACGGGCAGCCTTCTTGGCAGCCTCGGTGTCAGCATCATCGGAACCATCGGTGCTTTCTTTAGGAGCCTCAACGGTGGCCGCAGCGTTAGCTACAGGGGCCGGTGCAGCGACTGGTGCGACAACTGGTGCAGCCTCAGCGACTGCCTTTGGTTCTTCACTGTTACCACCACCGATAATGCCAGCCGGGTCAGCGACCTTAACGACAGCCTTGGTGACTTTCTTGACCAGCTTCTTGATTTTCTTGCCCATGAGATTTCTCCTTGAGTTGTGTGTAATTAATTTCATAGCGACCAGTGCCTAAGCGCTTGGTGTATGCGATGAACTGGTGGTTGGCCGAACGGGCGATCTCAATGATCTTGCGCTGGATGGTGCGACCCACTGCTCCACGATGCTCAGGGCGAATGAAGCGCCACTGGACACCGAGGCAAGGGCCTATGTGGTCATCGTCGTCATCGACCAGCACAGCGAAGCCTATGAGGGCTCCTTCAGGGTCCCGTGCGATAACCTCACAGCGGTCGATAGACTCGGTGGCATAGCAGATGCGTGAATAGGCTTCGATCCTCGACGAGCCCCAAGTGAACTCAGGGTAGGCGTCAAGGATCTCAGCGAGGCACTCACGGAATACAGCTTGCTCACCGGGCGACTTGAAGACCACGGAGAGGATCACTTAGTGACCTTCTTCATGGCGCGCTTGATGGATGCAGCAGGCTTGCCCTTCTTGAGGGTGCCAGTGCCTGTATCAGCAGCGACAGCATCAGAAGAACCATCACCTTTGTCGGAGTCAGAACGCTTGACTTTGAGACCGTCAATGCCGTCCTCGGTCCCCTTGCCTTCTTCTTCAGGGGTGGCCCCGAACTCGACACCCTTGGGTTCTTCAATGAGAACCGGCTCAGGCGCTTTCACAGCCTCAGGGTTTGTCTTAGGGACCTTCTGTTTGGATTTGAAACACATGAGGGTCACTCCTCCATTTGTGGATGATTGGTCTCCTGCATCAGCTCCACGATCTCGCAGGCAGCATTGCAGCCATCCACGAAGCCCATGATGTAGCCCTCGGAGTACCCCGCTTTACGGAGTTCATCGAGGGCACCAGTGGCGATCAGGTAGGTAGCGTTGAGGCGGACGTTGAGATAGTCGGCAGTAGCCGGGGCGATGTCAGGGATGTCATCAGGGTTATTGATGTGGTGTTGAATCTGTTTGAGCAAAGTTCCTCCTTGGGCTCTATCGGTAAAATCCAATAGAACCCCTTAGGGTAGCCATAGTGAGGGTATTTAAATCGGGGACCAGAGGATCGGCTTCATGGTCTCGAAGTCGAAGTCAGAGGCGCGGCAGATGCGAGCCACTTGAGCTTGAACAATGAGGTCCTCTTCGGACATCCCTTGCTTCTCAGCGAGGTTCGTCATGCAGCGCCAGATGTGTGCGTTGCGGTCACCCTCAACGAACTCACAAGCGGACTCAGCCCAGAACTCAACGGTCTCGCCCTTGCGGGCACCAGACTTCATCACCTTAGTGTCCTTGTAGAAGTACGAGGGCTCCTTGAGCCACTCCCACAGACCACCATTGAATGCCTCACCGACTCCAGGCACACCACCATAACCATCGGTAGTGTCGCCCTTGAGGGTCTGAAAGAAGTGGTGACGATCCGCAGTGGCCTCGTCGTTCTTCACAAGGTCCATCTCGGTCAGCCAGAAGAAGTATCCCGGCACCGTGTTGAAGTCCTTGTCGCAGCTCACGGAGATAACGCGGTCGCAGCCAACGAACTCAGGCTTGGTCATAAAGATCCCGCAGAGGTCATCGCCTTCCATGCCATCCCACTTGAAGCTCAGGGCACCGAAGTGTTCCATCACCTCATCGCAGAACTTGCGGTAACCAACTGGCTTGCGCTTACCTTTACGGTTCGCCTTGTAGGTCTCAAGGACCTCCTTACGCCAGTTGTTGTCACCGCTCAGGATGCAGATGTCCACGAACTCATACATGTCAGGCGTGAGCTTGAACTTGCGCTTGAGTTGACCGGCAATGTCTGCCTTGATGGTCTTGATGGTGCCGAACAGAATGTCACGGGCTTTCTTGTGATCGCAGTACAGCGTCCACACGTCCTCGCCCCAGTCCTGCTCCTCCTCAGCGGCACTCATGGCCGAGAAGATGAGGTAGTCCATGTCATGGGCAAGGCCGATTTTCAGTTTGCTCAAACAGCACCTCCATGTTCAGTGAGGAATAGTTGGCCAGCGGTGGTCAGGGTCCAGAGACCCATGTTCTTACCGGCAGTTGAGAGGCACGAGATATGGCCACGACTGGAAGCTTCATTGACCAGCCCGATACGCGAACGAACGAAGTCGCTCTGGTACGAACGGGCTTGCTTCTTGATTTCCCAGAGGACCTTTAAGTACTCGTTCACTTCAGCACCGCAGGGATACGGACTGGCTCACGAAGGCCGGTCTGCTTGAGTTCGCAGCCGATGTTCGCAGCACGGTTCGGGTGGAAGCAGGTGTCTTGGGTGCAGCGGTCACAACTGCGAGGCAGCATCGGGCAGTCGAAGGACACCTTGATGTCACCGACAGTGACGGTCGCTTCGTTACCGGGCAGCTCACGCTCAATGCCCTCACGGACGGTCTCACGGATGCCTTTGCGATAGATGATCTCAAGGACCTCCTCATCGCTACGGTCACCGACCAGCAGGTGGTAGCCAGCCAGAGCTTCGCCTTTCATCTTGGCGACCTTCTCAGCGGGCATGGCACGGGCCTTCACGCGGTCAGCTTGGAACTCAAGGACGGTCTCGGTCTTCACAACGATGGACATCGGGAAGTTCACGGTGATTTTCAGGGTCTTGCTCATAAGGATCTCCTTAGTGACACTCACGCCATGTGGGTCCGATCTTGTAGTCGGTGTCCAATGGGCAGCGGAAGTTGAATGATTCGCCAACATTGCGGATTGCTTGTTGACAGATTGCAGCGATGATCTCAGCGATCTCAGGGGTGCGGCAGGCGATCTGAAGTTCGTCGTGGACCCATGCCATAAAGCAGAAGTCACCGGGATTCCCTTCATCGTCATACCAGCCATGGACGTAGCCCTGCTCTTGGCAGAGACGCTCCACTTCGACGACCCACTTCTTGCACACCAAGGCACCAGCGGACTGGAGCAGCGAGTTGAGCGCAGAGTGTGGGGAGCGGACATGGATCTTTCGGCCATCGAGACCTTTGATCCAACGGCGCTTCCACTTGATGTCGAACTTGCGAGTGGCTTGGTTCCACTTCTGCTCGGAGATGAGTTGTTCTTCGAGGGCACCGCGTAGGCCACTAATGGCCGGGGTGTTTTCCATGAAGTCCTTCTTGAGTTGCTTCCCTTCCTTCTTGCCACCACCAACGAAGGAACCGACCAGACCATCACCAGCGCCATAAAGGAACGCATAGATGAACGTCTTGGCCACATCGCGGAAGGCGTCATGTTCGTGGTTCGACTTGTCCCGTACCAGACCAGCAGGCGTGATGCCAGCGGCCAGCCCGTTGACCCAGTGGATGTCCCCGTTGAGTACGGTGTCCACATAGGAACCACCATCGAAAGGAACCCCGAAGTGACCCAAGCAACGAAGCTCAAGGCCACTGGCATCGGAGCCCAGTTGGACTGCTCGTTCCCAGCCCTTCTTCAGCTTCCTCGCAAAGAGCGCCCCAAAGAGCGCACGGCACGCAGGTCCGTACTTCTTCTTGGCGCTCGGCACTTGGCCCATGTTCGGATGGGAGTGGGTCGCACGGCCTGTTACAGCCCCGTTAGGGTTCACTGAGCCATGGATACAGCCATCGTCACGCACGTAGCGCAGCCACGCCTTGTCGCCCTCAGAGAGCATCCCGATCACCTTAGTGACCTCAAGGAATTCCCTCACGAGGTTGATGCAGAGTTGCTTCTTGGGATCAGAGACCTTGACGAATTCAAGGACCTCATCGTCCATCTTGGCAGCGCCAGTGTTGGTCAGCTCAGTGGGGACCCAGCCAGCATCCCGAAGGACCTTCTCAAGGTGCGCCCGTGAGCCGGGGTTGAACGTGATGAACTCGATGGGGGTGTATGGAGCGCCCTCAAAGGTCTCACGGGTGTCCTTGCGTTTCCCATCCTTGAGGTAGACACCGCCCACCTTCGGGTACTTGACCTTGGGCATGACACGGCCATCAGACCAGTAGTCGATAGGCTGGCCGGACTTCGGATTGAGGAACGGCGAGGTGCCCCCTTTAGGTTGCCACCAAGACCCGAAGGTCTGGATGAGTTCCACGAGGAGGTCACTACGCCTGCCTGCCAGTTCGCAGTACAGCTTCTCAGCCCCATCAGTGTCGAAGGGGAAGCCGTTGCGTTCCATCTGAGAGAGCGTCCATGCAGCGGCGTGTTCCAAGCGAACGGCCTCAATGGCCTCGCCTTGATCGTTGAAGTAGTGCAGGTCCGAGAGGATCTTACGGAACAACATAGAGGTGACACGAACGTCCTGCTCGCAGTAGTCCTCCATGGCTTGTGAGCATTCCAGCCATTCCATGCCCGGTGTGTACTCAATGCCACCGTCTTCGCAGAGCTTGATGAAGTCGGTCTTGTACTCGCCCTTCATCTCGCCCAGACGATAGCCCCACGACTCCAGAGAGTGAGAGCCAAACATCTTGCCGGGAAGGATGCCAGAGCGGAGCAGACCAGCGTCACGGTCGCCCACGTTGGAGTAGACCAGACGGGTCATCACCAGAGTGTCCATCACGCGCTTCCTTGGGATGTTCAAACGCTTGCCGAAGTAGAGGCGCTTGAGCTTGTCCAGAACCGGGATGTCGTACTTGATGAAGTTGTGCCCGACGATCATGCCATCAGGCTTGGCAGCTTCGGCTTCGAGAGCAGCAAGGTACTCAGCGAAGGTGGACTCATCGTACCGGGTGTATTGCCCAGTGAAGTAGTCCTGAATGGTGGCGCAGTGGAACCGGGTTACTTGTTCGTAGAGCCCGTTCGTTTCAATGTCAGAGATGAGCATGAGGCCCTCCTTAGTTGGAGAAGGCGACAGCGCTCAGTGGCAGCCATACGACTTCAGGGTTGAACGCATGGACCGCGAACTTGAACAGCACGGCATAGCCGGTGTACTCATTCGAGCGGTGGTAGCGGATCTCGATGGCATGGAACGAACGACCATCGAAGTGATGGGTCGCGCTGTACTTGCGCAGTTGGTGGTTCAATGGGATGCACTCAGGGCGCACTCGGAAATTCTTGCCGACCATTGGGGCCACAAGGTGCCAGTTCGGACCACGAGGGTCGTCCTTAATGCGGGCCTTAATGTCCTCGTCAACCTTGTCAGCGATCATCTTTTGGATGGCCGCAACGATTGGGTCGATTGGGTTCACCGGGGCCTTCCAATGTGGATGCTCGCGCTGGTTATCAACGAACGAGTAGTCCATCTTTTCGAGGACCTCAATGGCCAGCTCACCTTTCTTCAGTTGCTTGCGGATGTCGGAATAGTTCAAGTTTGTTTCCCCCTTGTAGCGTTGGTATGAAGTCACTAAAAGGCCCCCGTTAGGAGGCCCTTGGATCACTTCACGCGCTTGATGTCTTGGTGGCGCCAGTCAGCTTCCACACGGGATTGGACGGTGCTTTGCAGGGCGCTCTGGGCAGCCGAGATGGCAGCCTTCAAGGACGCCTCACGGGCCAGGAGTTTCGAGTGACGCTTCTCTTGGATACGGCCAGCCAGAGTGATGAGGAAAGTTACGAGGTCGAAGTTGCGCATGAGTTGGTACTCCTTAGAAGTCGGGGGATTGGCCTGCCCAAGCTGGGTCAGGTTTGGTGTCATCAGGTTTGGTTGGCTCAGGTCTCCAGCCGTGAGGCTTGGGTTCCAGTCGCCCAGTTTTCTTGTCGTATTCCATGTAGCCAGCCACGCCCGTCTCTCCCGTGAATCGACACTTGAGGAGTCGGAACAGGATCAAGTTGGGCCACGCGCCTTGTTGGTCACGCTCTACGGCAATGATGGTGTCGCTCAGTTGACGCAGACCACCGGAACCACGAAGGTCGGTGGCAGATACTGGACGGCCTTCCTCGTGAGGCTTGCCTTTGTCCGGGTTCTTCAGGTGGCAGATAACGAAGACAGCGACACCCTTGGTCTTGGCGAAGCTCTTGAGCTTGGTCATCAGGCGGTCGATCATCTTGCGTTCGTCGTTCTCGCCATCCATCGCAGAGACCACGATTGAGATGTGGTCGAGGACAATGGCCTTGCAGCCTTCCACTTCCACCATGTAGCCCAGCTTGGCCAGCAGACGGTCCTCAGCGGATTCCGCAAAGGCGTCATACAGGTGCAGCTTGTCGGACTCAAAGATCTCATCGAAGGCAGCGTCAAAGAGTTCCTCAGTGGTCTCGTCAGGGTTCTGGCGAATCCGAGAGCCAATGTGAAGGCCCACGATGTCCTGTACGGTCTCCTCAACGGCCTCCTCCAGCATGGCCACACCACAAGGGATGCCATGGTTGTGGAACAGGTTGTAGACGTTCTGGCGAACGAAGGTGGACTTGCCTGAGCCGGACCCAGAGGTGACCAGAATGACCTCGCCTTCGCGGAAGTCTTTGGTCTTCTCTTTGAGTTCATGCGGGGCCACGAACGGGTAGCTCGGGACCAGCTTCTTCTCCTTGATGCGGGCCTTTAAGGACTTCGCGGAGACCACACCATCAGGAACGAATGGAGCAGCGTTCCACATGGCATCCATCACAGCTTTACCCTGGCCCATCTGGACGCATTCGTTAGGGTCCTTGAAGGGCAGCACTGCGATCTTGACCTTGCCCGGTGGCAGTACCTCAGCGGCCTCCTGAGAGGCGATCCGACCCGGCTCATCCATGTCGAACATGAGGATGATCTCGTCGAACTGATCGAAGTACTGGTAGTTGGCAGCGCAGGTCGCTTTGGCAGCCTTCGAGCCGTGCCCGATGGACACCACTGGATACTTACCGCCCTGCAACTGAGCCACTGTCAGGCAGTCGATCTCGCCCTCGGTGACAACGATCTTGCGACCACCGTTCCAGAGGTGGCGCCCGAACAGGGCATCCTTGTTGTGCTTGCCCTTGGTGAAGAATTCCTTGGTCGCGTCACGGCACTTCTGAGATGTCAGGTTGCCCATGTCATCGTAGTAGTTCGCCACTTGAACAGGCACTTCCTTGCCAACATGGGGCGAGAACGCCTTGCCCAGCCAGTAGCCATAGAGGCGACAGATAGGCTCCTGAAGGAACCGCTTGGGCAGCGCAGAGAAGTAGCCCCCGGCCTCGCCCATTGAGAGCGTGCCTTCACCTTTCTCTTTCGGAGTGAACTCGCCACGGTCCTTCCCATCGGCCTTCTTATAGGCAGTGTCGGGTGGACAGGCGAAGCAGTACTGGTGACCATCTGAGAACAACGAATTCGCGTCAGACGAACCGCAGTCCTCACACGGGATATGCGCAACGAACACGCTTTCGCTTTCCTCATACGACATCGCGTACCTCAATCTGGCTTTCACCAGTTGCTCGGCGATGCGCCAAGTCAAACCATTTAGCTTCCATCTTTGCAGCCCGAGTGCCACGAGCGTCTTCACGCAAGCGGGTCAACTTGGACCAGTGAACATCCCCCATGAAACGAACATATGCACCTTCAATGCCGCGCTGGATTCCAACGATGGCGAATTGATTGAGGTTGTAGTCAAACTTTGCGATGGCCTCAGAGACGCACTCGACCTCATAGAGGATCACGTCGATCTCGGAGCCTTCGATCTTCCAGACACCTTGCAGGCGATCCGAGTCGGAGCCAGTGTGGTACTTCGGGAAGGTCTTGTAGCTGTAGCCGCCAGCATCGAGAGCCATTGAGACGGCCTCAGGGGTGGACCCAGCGCAGATGATGTCGATGTCTTTCGGGTCAACCCCAAAGAACAGGTCACGAGCGCAGCCACCAGCGATGATTGCGCCGATGCCACTTTCGATCAGGTGTTCAGTCAGGTCGAACCCACCTTGCAGTAGGGAACGGTTCATGTAGACCTCCTAAAGTCAAACGAAAAGAGGCCACACGCCCAGTGCCTTACTCGGGTATCCGCCGAGAGGTGTTAGGTGTGTAGCCACAGTGAGGGTTTTTAAAGGCCGACTGATTGAAGCCAGTCAGAGACCTTGAAGGAAGGGCACGCTTTGCCAGCGAACAGGTCATGGTGACCCACGATCTTGGCAGTCGGGTAGGTGCGCTTCTGGGCGAGCAGTAACAGCTTGAGCGAGTTGAACTGCTCAGGCGTGAAGTTGTTCTCAGGGTTGCCCTTTGCGTCGATCCCACCAGCCATGCAGATGCCCAGCGAGCGAGAGTTGTAGCCCTCGACGTGTGCCCCTACTACGGAATGTGGTCGGCCATCCTCAACGGTGCCGTTGCGACGGATCACAAAGTGGTAACCAACATCCAGCCAGCCGTTCTGGTGAACATGCCATTGGCGGATCTCACGGACACCGATGTCCATGGTCGCCTTGGTGGCAGCGCAGTGGACCACGATGAAGTCTGTAGCGGGACGGGTCTTGAAGACGACCTTCGGCATTTACTTTCCTCCTTTGGGAATGAGAATCCCCTCAGGGATCTCTTTGCGTTTCTCCTTCAGCCAAGCTAATGGAATGAGTTTGTCGGCGAACATGATCCCGTGCTTCGTGCAGAAGTCACCGTAGCTCGTTGGGGAGCCCTTATAGATCTTGCTCTTGGACGATGAGAAGACGAGACGGATGTCGATGTCTGGGTACTGCTCGCGGATCAGCAAGTGCTTCTTGCGGTCCTCGACTTCCCAGATACCTTTGGTCTCGACGATGATCCCGTTCTTCAGAACGAAGTCCGGGGTGTACTTGGCCTCACGGGCCGGAACGACATACTTGATGTAGAACAGCTCGAAGTCGAAAGGGACTCCAAGCTTGTCCATATGAGCAGCGTTGCGATCCTCAAGGCCGGAACGGAAGGCCCCTACTCGGGCACCTTTGGGACCGGCATAGGCCACGATCAGAAGTCCGAAGCAGCGTCAGGGATCGACTCGCCTGCATGGCCTTGGTCTTCATCCTGCTCGCCCTGCCAACCTTGTTCACGGTCGTCAGCGGCTTCGTAGCCAGCTTCTTCTTCACCAGCCCAGTCATCGGAACCAGCAGCGAACTCACGCAGAGTAATCAGCATCACCGAGTCCAGTTGCAGCTTGACCGAGGCACCAACAACGGCACCGTAGGTGTACGGGAACAGCGAGTAGCGAACCTTCAGCTCGGAACCGCCAGAGATGGCAGGAACGGCATTGATGCGCTTGCCTTTGGCATCGACCACTTTCAGCAGGATCTCTTTCGATTCCTTGGTCACCTTGTCTTGGTACGAGGCATAGCCAGCGAACTTGAAGGTCACGGTGCCATCGTCGTTCTCGAAGTAGGGCATCAGGCCCTCATAAGGAACCAGCAGGACCTTGCCGCGTTGCAGCTTGGCCTTGGCAGCAGCTTCACCACCGTTCGCCCAGTCCTCTTGGATCTGCGCCCAGTTGGCCTCATGGATCTTGATGATCCGGGCAATGTGAGGAGCAGCTTCAGCACGAGGAACGGTCAGGTTGACCTTGTAGACACCACGAGGATTGCCGAAGCCTTTCTCTGGGTTGCCGTAGTCGGGCTTCTGGATCGAGCAGTACGGTTCAGCGGTGCCCTTCGGGGTGAAGAAGAACTCTTTTTTCAGTGCAGCCATGGGAAAATCTCCTATGCAAATGGGAAGTCAATGTGTGTAGCCACAGTGAGGGTTTTTAATAAGTGAGGCTTTCGCGCTCGGCGATCAGTGAGGTCTTGAAGTTCTCAATGACCGGGATGTAGGTCAGTTTGGTCATCGCATGGACGACCTCACGGAAGTGCAGCTTCAGGAACTCTTTCTCGAAGCGCCACACGCCATGCTTGAAGTGGTGACACTCGGCCCCCAGCAGGTTGCCAATGGTGATCGCACGCTCAATGAGCAGCCCTTCGACCAGCGACTTCTGGTGGTTGTCCATGATGTGGATGTAGACCACACCGGCCATGCCAGCATGTTTGGTCACGGTGAAGTTCTGGATATGCAGGAAGCCATCCGGTGCAGAGCGAGTGTTGCCTTGAGCCAGGTTCATTGAGTGACCTCAGGACGGACGCGACGAACACTGTCTTCGCCATACTCAAGGTCAGCAGCTTCCAGAGCTTCTTCAATGGTGCGTGCCCAGACTGGGACTTCTTGAGCGCAGTCACGGGACTCGATGGACACGAGGAACTTGAGCATCTTTTGGGATTCTTTAGGCATGAGTAATGACTCCTTGTTGGCGTAGTTGGTCGATCATCTGAGAGGCATGGCCCCACTGGTTCACCACATGGGCGTCCATCTGGAAGTCACGCAGTTCGATGTCGGTGGCGTGCAGCGGTACATCGTCCACAGCAGGGATCGCCCAGTCTCGGGAGAGACGGACAAGGTGTGCTTGGCGGATGGACAGGGCAGCGTATTCGTTGGCTTGACGCATGTCGGTGACGACCACGAGGGCATCCTTAGGCGCCTTCTTGATCTCCTTGAGACCCTCCAGCAGCCACACGTCAGGGTTCGCCTTATAGTTGCGGCGGAAGCCCGTACCGTATTGCTGAAGGTGCCAGCGAGGCGTCCTTGGGATCTCGATGTCGAGGATCTGAGGTTCGCTCAGCAGCCAGTCCTTGTACTCGGACTCAGGGATGGCCTCGATGGCCAGCTCCTCGAACTGAGCGTCCTTGAGGTCGGTGTGGCAGTGGCTCTCCATGACGATCCGCTCGCACTCGTCGAGGGCCAACATGCGGGAGCATTGCTTCTTGAGGACATCCCCAAAGGCCACTCGATGGACCTTGTAGCCTTCCAACACGAGCAGGTCACACAAGGTGTCCTTGCCGCTGCGACCACGCTCTGAGGTCAGGGCGATTAAATCAGTCATTCACGATCTCCTTGATCTTGGTCCAGAGACCCTTGAAGAAGGTCTTGGTGCGCGTCCAGAAGTCGGAACGAGGCGCTGGTGGTTGGGATGCAACTGGGCGTGCCATGAAGTAGGCAGCGTTGCGTTGGCGGTCGATGTTGCTTTGGTGAATCCGATGAGCGAAGGAACGGTCTTTCATTCGGTACTCCTTGGTGGTGGATGGTGTGTAGCCACAGTGAGGGTTTTTAAATCAGGGTCTGGTGGCCCCGATGTAGGCAGCTATAAACAGAAGGACCGAGATGGTCGCGTAGATTGCTATCAGGCCAGTGATGTCCATAGATTTCTCCTATAGTTGCAGGCATAAAAAAACCCCACCGACCGAAGTCGATGAGGCTCTTTGAGTTATTCCTTGATGGTTGGGTCGCTGATCCCTCGGAAGGAATCGAAGCTTGGGTGGCGCATCGACCCGTCAGGGTAGCGCTCCATGAAGGTCACCTTGCAGGTGTGCCCATGGTATGGGTTGTAGCGCACCGAGTGGGCCGAGTCCTGAGCGTACTTCCAGTCAGCAGAGACCCGGCAGGACGCACCGACCTTCGCTGTGAACTCGTCCATCAGCGCTCGGCTGATCTTACAGGCGTTGACCACATGGCCGGACTCAAGGAGGACCTCGAAGCCGATCACCTTGCCCTCGTTGGCCTTGCCCGGTGTGCCCCAAACGAGGCCCTGAATGATGCCATCCTCGTTGTCATCGGGAACCATTTTCCACCAGCCTGTCACCTTGGAGCGGCGATAGTTGGCGAGTGGGTCCTTCAGCACCAGACCCTCTTCCTTGTCGGCTCGAACTCGCTCGAAGTGAGCGTCCAGCTCGGCCATGTTGAACACGTCGAACGAATCGCAGACTTCCCAGTTGATCTCGGGGAAGCGAGCTTGGAGCTGGGCCACTTGGTACTGGGTGTGGTACTGCATGGCAGCGTTCGTCACATCATATTCCTGGCCGGACATGACCACATCCAGCGGGATCACCGCAAAGACATGGATGTTCAGGCGGCTCACGGGTAGCGGGCCATCCTTGAAGCGGCGCAGGGTGCCCGAGGTGTCCTTGCAAGGCAGCTCGTCGATGATGAGTTCAGCGTCCAGCATGAAGCCAGTCGCAGGGAACAGAGCCTCATCACCGCACGGGTTGAAGAAGCGGTCCCAGCGCACGTCACCTTCCAGTGGCTGACCATGCTTCTCGAAGACCGGGAAGTCCTTTCCCTCACGGCTCAGCCAGCGGGCCGAGTTGGTGCCACGAGGACCCACCACGAGGTTGAGTCGAACGCCATCCTTCTTGGTGTCAGCGATGATGTAGGACTCAGCCAGAACCTTCTCCACGGCGCTCGCCGAGAAGTCAGTTGGACGGTGTGGATTGGTTGCGAGGATCACTTCTTGAACAGCCATCAGGTACTACTCCTTAAACGGTGGTTTTAGTTTTACGAGGGGCGCGAGTCTTCTTCGCAGGGGTGGCCACAGCGGCCTCAATGAGGCTCTCACGGAGACCTTCAGTCACAGCATCCTGTACCTCGAAGACCTTCGGCTCGGCACCCTTTGCGAGGCGCTCGAAGTGTTGCTGAATGGTCTTCTCGGTGACGTTCTGAGCGGAGACTCGAAGGGCCTCCACGCGCTCCTCAAGGGTGCCCGACATGAAGCGGTTGTCCATCAGCATCTGGGCGTCATACGCCTCTTGGCTAACGGTGCGCTGGTCACCGATCACGACCTCCGTCTGGATCAGGTAGGTGTACTTGGCGATCTTGGAGCTGGTGGACTTGATTACGACTTGCATTCGATTGGTCTCCTGAAGGGAATTAGTAGGCTTGGTTGCCAGTGCAGATAGGAACCCACTCTTGACGAGTGCCACGGACAGGCTTGTTCAGCTTGCCTTTCTTGGTGCGGATGGCGTCCATCTCGGAGTCATCACGCAGGGCTTTCTTGACGGTCTTAACGAAGTTGGTGGAAGCGTTCATTCGGGTAGATTCCTTATGCAAAAGCAAATTCAGATTTGAGGATTTCACGGATGTCCAGAGTTCCTTTCTCAGGAAGCTCAGGCATCTTGTCGAGTTGGGTTTCGTGCAACTGCTCCATGAACTGGTCACGGAAGTCAGCGAGTACATCGTTGTTCTCATACGTCTCAACCATCGTTTCCCGTACAGCGCGGAACATCGCACCGGCTTTCGCAGGGATGGTCCCGAAGGAGTCATGGATGAGGCAGAAGAAGTCGATCCCGTAGTTCTCAGCAGCATGGACCACCGTCTTGCGGAGGTGACTGCCATCTTGGGAGTGAACAAAGTTTGGCGAGATGCCCGACTCTTGTTTGCGGGCGTCGATCTTGTCGCTATCTCGCACAGTCACGGTGGACTGCAAGCGGATGTCCCCGAGGAACATCAGGTCGATACGGCGGGTCTCTGGGACCATGTATTCCTGCCACACCGGGAAGCCATCAGGCGTACACCAGTAGACAGGCATTGCAGGCTTCAGCAGGTCTTTCGTCTTCTTGCACTTGACCTCAGAGGACAGCAGCTTCGCAGCCTTCTGGAGCCAGTTCATTGCTTCTACAGCAGCGACCACTACAACACTCACTGAGTCCCAGATGAGGCCAGCCATGAAGCGGCTCGCTTGACCCGGATCGGTGAACATGTGGCCTTCATCGTTATCAATCGCTTTCTTCACGATGTCTTCACGAACCTGATCGGCGAACCCGTAGGCTTTCGATCCGTAGGCGAGGGTCATCACGGAGCGCTTAGTTACCTTTCGGGACATTCCGTAGGAGAGCCAAGCCATAGCGAGGGTTTTTGTTCCAAGGACCACTCGTTCCTTAATTTCTCCCGTCTTTTCATCGACGAGGGTCTCAGTGGTGTTATCGGTTCCGGTGGCAGCGAGTACGAGTAGGGCAGCTTCAACTTCGTCAGAGACGAGCTTGTAGATGTCTTGAACGGTTTCGCTGGGAAGCAGATTGACCGCCCGACCCCCACGTTCATCGCGAAGCATTGCAGAGAAGTGCTGGATACCAGAACACGATCCATCGAAAGCGATTGGTATAGCTGAAACATGGTTGGCGCCATCACGCTTAACTCCTTCCCACTCGAAGCAGAATGCTAAGAAACAGAACGGCGAGTCCAGGCTCATCCATTCGATATTGGTTAGTGGGTCTCGGGCAGTCGCAAGGATCATCCCTTCGTTGTCCAGAACCCACTGCTTGCGTTCCTCAAAGGTGACCTTATCGACCCCAGCGGTGTTCGCACCGTGAATCATCAGCCACTGAATCCCTTCCTCACCGACCGGCTCACCCTTAGCTGCCTGCAAGACACCTTTGGTCATGTCATTGGACTGAGGGTTGAACGCAGGGATCGCATAGACCCGGCCACGCCAATCGAGGTTGTAAGGGAAGTAGATGGCCTCGAAGTCCTTGAACTTGTTGGCCTGCTCAAGGGAGAACTCATAGGAGAGTCGCCGAGAGACCCTTGCGGCATCCTTGCGGTAGATCGCAGAGGCTGCCTTCTTCCACACCTTGAGAGCTTCCTCGTTGGTGTCGATGTCAAATGGCTTGGTCGGCAGTTCCTCACGTTCCGTTGTCGGGAACTCTTTGATCGGGACGTTCTTCCATTCCATCACCGCGTTGGCCACATCGAGAACTCGACGGTTGATGGCCCATGCGGTGTTCTGAGCGAGGTTCACAGCCTTGTAGACCTCAGGCATGTGGACATCCTTGTAACGCTTCAAGGCCCGCTTAGAGGGGACCCGGATGAACGTCACAGGCTTGCGACCTTTGGCCCAGTAGCCACCACCTTGAGTCGAGACCCACGGCTTCGGCTGTACGACCATTGGCTGGTAGCGCGGGAAGATCCCCGAGAGGATGTAGGCCCGAGACTGGAGCTTCTCAGCCCATTCCGACTTGAGGTAGACGTACTCACCGTCAAGCTTCTTGTTGCCCTTGTGTTCACGAACGACCTCAATCAACTGGGTCGATTCGATCAGCAGCTCCAACATGCGAATGCCCATGTGGTACTTCACATCGGCTTCCATGGCATCCCATTGCTGCCACTCGTGGGTCAGCTTGCCATCGTCAATCATTTGCTGCTCGATCCGCGCCATGTACTCCACCTTGTAGGTGTTGCCATTGCGTTGAGCGAGGGCCTTCTTGAGGTGGCGCTGGTAGTAGGCTTGCTCGGCTTGCCGAACTCGACCATAACGAGCTTCTTCTTCGAGGGCACCACCGATGCTCACAGCCATCTCAGTGATGGTCGGAGCGCCGTTGCGTTGAGCGATGCGGTTGATCGTCCAGCGAATGGTCACCGAGGCGATAACGTCAGGGTTCATTTGCTGGAAGGCAGCCAGAGCTACGTGCTTGCGCCGTACCTTCGTGGTCTGGTGTTCGATCCACTCGGCGATTGCCGTTGAGAGGAGCGGTACGAGGGTTCCGAGGAGTGGCTTGGCGACTGAGTTCATGGAGAACTCGCCACGGTCCTGAGACTTCTCAAGGGCCTTGAGGAACTTCTCCTCGCCCAGTGTGTAGGCTTCATGTTCCAAGTGCAGTTGCTCAGCGGCGAGTGCTTCACCGTAGATGGCTGCAAGGGAGTCGAAGGCGTGAGTTGCGGTGATGTCGCTAAAGTCGTGACGCGCAGATGCTTCAAACATTCTTAAAGATGCTCTATGAGATTGAGTTGTCTAATAGTTGTGGTCTATTAGTTATCTCAGAGAGGTCTTTAAGGTTTTATCTTTAAGTAGGAACCCCCTCTGAGTGTGTAGCCACAGTGAGGGTTTTTAAATTGACGCTTACTTCGTTACGACAATCCTGCCCCGAACGTCGGACATCTTGTAGAGAAACTCTTTGATCTCGTAGTCATCGTTCCCGTGCCCAGTAGACCCCTGAGTGATCTTTAGGAAGGACTCGTTGAACTCGACCTCAAGGCAGTCCACATGACGACCACAAGGGCCATCACCGTAGGTGAACTCGACCTCTTTGGCGTTTGGTTTGCCTGGGACAATGGCGAGGAAGCGCACCGTGTGGATTGGTGCATCCTTCTGGTCTCTGAATTTCACCTCAGAAGCCTCCCCGGTAGCAGCGAGTGAAGTCCCCGGTGTCGCTGTAGCGCAGCTTCGAGCGCTGGTGGTCAGCGATGGCGTCATTCAAGGTGCAGATGCGGGCCAGTACAGCCTGCTCACCGAGCCCTGAGCCACCGTAGAGGGCGGTCATCACCGAACGCTTAGCATCGGGTGTCTTCATGGTCGCAGCGATTGCAGCGTGCTTAGCGGCAGTAATACGGGCATCTGTCAGACCCTTGCGGGCAGGTTGGAAATTGCTATGCAGACTCACTTCACTTCACTCCAATGAACAAGTAGGTGCCGCTCGCCAGAGGTGACGGGCAGGCCGTAATGCAGGGTTGTTTTACCTTTGAAGAACATCGCCCAGCCCGGTAGGTTCTGAGGGACCTTCACGTCAGGGAAGAACGGGCCTTGAGCGACCATCGTCCCACCACCTTCGTGGTCATCGTTAAGCGCCACCACCAGAGTGACATCCGAGTCCCTATCAGTGTGCCAATGGCCCCTGTCAGTCTCTGAGGGCTCGTATACGGCGCTTTGCACGCTGGTCAGTACGTCAGGCTCAAGATTGAACAGAACCTTTGCCAGCGGCACACCAGCGTCTGCCCAGAAGCTATGGAAGACCTCATAGAACACTGGGTGGTCGGACTGTAGGGTCACCTCAGGTATCTGCGCCTCAAGGGGCTCCTCAAGGTTGGGCTCATGCACGAACTTGGAGACCTCGTGAATGATGTCCTTGCAGTACTCAGGGTGCAGATAGGCCACCGAGTAGACACCGGGCGCATGGCAGACCACGCAGTCATCCAAGAAGGCTTGCCACGAGGAGTCCTCAGCGAAGTCCTCAGGGTTGATCCCGCCGTTGTCCTCAGCGTACTTGGCCATCTCTTTGAGGGTCTCAAGGTGCGCCTTTAGGGCAGGGTGGTACTTGTCCCACGAGGCAATGCCCGTTGTTGCCTTGGTGAAGACCCGGCTCATAGACTCATCACCATCACATAGCCATGCCCAACCGATGCACCTACAGCGAGGGCCGTCAAGTATCCGAGGCCATCTTTAATTGCTGATTTCCAACGATTTTTAGGCTTCTGGGTATTGTGTTCCGAATCCACTTGTGCCAGCTCACGACGAGCGGTCAACAAAGGATGCTCCAAACGTGTGTATAATTCGTTCACAAGCCCAGTAAACAGGCGTTCTGCCTCGTTACTCCAAACGAACAGGGCTTGCAGGATCAGGTGTCCGACCTCTTGCCCGTTGTTGGCGAGAAACTGGAAGGAGTAGCCGTTATTTCCTTCGAGGGATACCACGTTCACACGGAGCCAGCGCTGTCCATGCCTGTTTTCGACATAGTGAGCGTAACCATCACTCATCGCCCCCTGCATTGCAGCGATGAGACGGAAGGCAAAGGCCCCAGACGTGAAGTTTGTGCGGTTGTAGCGTTGCATAATTCAAAACCTTAGCTATACAGAGGTACGTTGTATGGAAAGACCCGGAAGCTATTGCCCGGTAATCGGTTGATAGAGCGGAGAGTGCGCCCAGCGGAGAGCCTGATACAGGCCCTCGACTTGTAGCACTATGGAACGAAGAACAGAGCGATCATTGTCACGAAGCAGCCGATCAGGAGCCCGCCCAGCATCCCTGTGATGATTGCGTCTTTCATTGGTCGTCGTCCTCATCCTCGTCCAGCTCCTCCTCAAACTCGATGTCTGAGTCGTCTTCGTTCTCAAGCTGGTCCTCAAGCTCGCTTGTCAGCTCGGACTCATGGTCACCTTGAGCGCACCGGAAGGCCACCGGATCGACGCCTGAGAGGATCGCACCGACGTTGTAGGTCATCCCGCAGATAACGACTGGCTCGTAGATCTCGTCGAGGATGTCCTCATACTCGGACTCGGAGAGGTCAACCTCGCCGTTGGTGACATCGTAGCCTTTGAACTTGGTCACGTTGTCGGTGTGCCAGAACTTGTCGTGTTTGAGTGCCATGTCAGTTAGTCCCATGTGGGTTGTAGTGAGCTTCAGAGCAAAGCTTAATCATGTCGCGGAGTTCACGCACCGAGGAGAACCGGAAGATCATCCCAGTGCGATCCTCAACGAGCCAGTAGGAGCCCTGCCAGTCACCCCAGTGACCAACGGTGTAGACCAGCTCGCGGTGGTAAACCTTGAGGAACTCAGCGGGAACCTTGAGGGTCAGAGTGTACTTGGAGAGCCTCACAGCCTCCTCAGCGTCACTTATCACAGGCATGGCCAGGATTGCAGCAGTTAGATCATGGATACGCATGGTGCAGCCCTCAGATCAGGTTGATGGTGGTCCACGAGCCGTTCCAAGCCTCGCCATTGAGGAACCACTCATAGTTCTTCTGGTTCACTCGGACACTTGGCAGGCCGTTGAGGCGGTCCTTGGTGGTGTTGCTGGTCCAGCCTCCATCGCAGATCTCAAAGGACTTCATGGGGCCAACATCACGCCGTGCTATTGCGTTACCGTGCAGCTTGAGTACCAGAACGTCGCCGAGTGGGCTAAGCTCTACCTTAGTGTTACCACCGAAGGTCCCAGTGCGACCCAGTGTGAATGCGTTGACAGCTTGTTGCGTGACTTGACGTGCCATGGTGATGCTCCTTAGGAAGACTTTTCGATGTTGAGGCGTTCGAGGAGGTCCGCTTTAGTGCGGTGCCAGTGGGCCTGTAAGACCCGTGAGTGTGTCAGTGTGTCATCCACTTCCTGCCGTAGCTTTTCCCACATTGGAGAGCTTGCAGAGCCCTCGTAGCGGCTGAAGGTGGACTTAGCGGCTTGATGGGCGTTCTCAGCCAACTTGATGCGATGGTCGAGGTCATCCAATGCCGCCTTGAGGTCGTCTAAACGCTTGCTCATGGTGTGTTGCTCCTTGTGCTAAGAACCAAAGTCGTAAGCTCTCACTTCCTCGTGCTAATGCTTGAATACACGAGAGCCTACTGCTTTATTTCCTTTCACTGCTACGCACCGGCCTTCAAGACTCTTCCCAGAGGAAGGCTGTTTCAGTGCGTAGTGTTTCAACCTGATTTTTAAAGAGCGAGTGGGTGCCCGGTAGGCCGTGTCTATCAGCCAATTCGTTGCCCTTGTTACCGTGTTACCTTGTTGATGTGGCTCATTCTACAGCGTTTCGTGTGTCTGTCAAGCTCTTGTTGCTGCCCTTGTTGCATCTCCTTGGTGTTCATCACCTTAGGACCTTTGGCACCCTTGGGATCGCCGGTCAGTGACTACTAAGCCTCAGAGCAACTCAGCGACTACCCTAAGGCCATTGCGTTGTTGATGTTGTCCATTCTATAGATATTCAATGATGAGTCAACCTGTTTATTCATCCAGTGTTATAGACCCTCTGACCATTCCCTTCTATATAGGCAATAATGCCCATCACCTTAGACATGGGCTATAGGACAGCCTGTAACAGCGCATAGGCATCATTAGGGTCTACAGAGGGTCATCATTAAGGGCTTCATTAGGTAGGCGTCACACGATCACCCTGGGATCACCTCATGGGCCACCTCAGAGAGCCCCTTATAGAGCAACTACTCTAATGATGAAACAGATAGGGACAGGTACAGGACTGTATGAATCCACAGGTTGACACTGCCAATCATTAAGCCCATCATTAGGTCACCTCAACGGGATCTCAAAGGAGCCCACCATGTGACAGCCTAACGATGTACCTAACGTATCCCTCAGACGATCATTGAGATGCCCATGGGGAGTAGAGGCCCTTTGGATGCCCTGAGAGAGGGGCCACGGGGGGTAACAGCGGTCGTCTGTACTGAGAGGTGCCCTAAGAGATTTTTCTATCAGATTCTCATTAAGGCCCTATGGGAATCAGTATCAGCCATCATTAGGATACCGTCCAGTACCACCTATCGGTTGCCTCAGAGAAGACCTAACGACACCACAGAGGGGACCATTAGGAGCTTCATTGAGTCTTGCTTGTACTGCTCAACGAGGTAGAGTGAAACGATACCGAAGTTGAGCCTGCATGACTGGGCTACTCGCCACAGCCTCCTACAGCTACGCACAGCAAGGTCGAGACCCAGCCCATGGCGTCAGTACCTGAGGTGAACCCTAAGGCCACCAGCAGGATGCCAACGAGCTTGTAGGTGGAACGTGAGAGAGCCAGTCGCTTCAGTACCAGCAAGACGGTTGCCTTGGTAGTCATAGCGTTGGTCTCCTTGAAGGATGATAGTTGAAGGTGATGGCTATTGCCATTAATCACCACCAGAGAGGAGGGTCCTTAGCAGGTCCTCATCCTGAGGAACCCTAAGGTTAGATCCTATAAGACCCCCCTACGGTAGCCATAGTGAGGGTTTTTAAATTAGTGCTGATAATGACCAGACATCCCTGTCCAGTCACACTTTACCAGCCCATGTAGTTGCTCATCTGGCCATCATCCTCGTAGTAGATGTCAACCGAGTCACTGATCGAGACCCTACGGATGTCCTCGAAGCCCATCAGTTGGTTCTCCATTTGAGCCTCAAGGAACTCCTGCATCATCTCCGACTCGCCCACCTTGCTGTCCTTCTCCATGGAGTCCACGAAGAATTGCACACCAATGGCCAGGGCATCCAAGCGGTCATCATGCGCCAGTGAGCCACGTTCACGAGTGATCCGGGTCAGTTGGTACAGGCATGAGTACTTGGTGTCAGTGGTCCCATCAGCGTTGAGGGCGGTGCGGTAGTCCTTGTCGATCAGAGACTCCTGAATGACCAGCTTGTGGCTGCCCAGTACAGGCTCCAGAACGTCACAGATACGCATCTCCTTCTGACCCTTGGACTTAACCTCAGTGACAGCGCAGGGGAACGTAGCGGCGATCACAGGGGCGATCAGCTTCACATACATGCCGTCACCGAAGTTGCCCTCGATCACGACCTCATTGACCTTGTAGATCTTGGCGATGTTCGCAAGGGCCTGAAGGGTTGTGTCCTCATAGCCACCACGGAACCCACCGATGTCCATCACGAAGATGTAGCCGTTGAGTTGGTACAGCACTGCATAGCCAGTCTCATCCTTGCCACGACCAGAGGGGTCGATCACGAGGATCTTTTGCTGGTACATAGCGGTGGACTGACCGACTGATTCGTAGCGGTGGAAGCGGTCACCTTTAAGGCCCACCAGAGGAACGCCCTTGACCTCGTTAGGGGTGTTTGGCATCCACGTCAAGGTAGTCGGACCCTTCATCAGGTCGAACGTCCCCACGATGAAGTCACGCAGTTTCAGAGGGTACTTCTCGGCGTCACTCAGGTTCGGGTTGAGCATGAACTGGAGAGCGAAGCCACCTTTGCCGTAGGACAACTCACGTTCCCGAAGGTCAGCGTCATCAAATCGGATAGGGTCTGTAGGCGCCCAGAACAGCCTTGGGTCGGCCTCAAGTTCCTTCTGGAGCATAGGTGCCAGTCGAGGGCCATACGACTCCCAGTCCTTCGTATCGACAGGGTAGCGAGCAGGCCAGATTGTGGTCACGTAGCCACGACCTTCAAGTTCCCTGTAGAGGGTCATCTCGGTCTGAGGGGTGCCCAGATAGATGATCGTTCCACCGGGCTTCAGGATCGCGTCGAACTCCTTAACGAGTTCTCCGAGGTGATCGCGAGCGGCCTGAGTACCAGAGTTGTTTGGAACCTCCACGTCATCCGCAATGAGGATGTCAGCACGGGAACCCGTCAACTGACCAGTGATACCCACCGACTTAACGGAGGGCGAGTGGTCGGGCTTAGCGGGTCCCACGTCGAACGCCAATGCGGAGTCCCGTTGCCCAGCCCGAGGTTTCAATTCGTGAAGGAAAGGGAGCAGCTCAATGATGCGCTTGATGAAGATGGAGTTGGCATCTGCCCGTTCCTTGGAAGCGGACACAATGAGGAACTTGAGGTCCGGGTTGCCCCACAGCTTCCACACCACGAAGGCGCAGGTGATGAAGGACTTGCCGATACCTCGGAATGCTTGAAGGATGAAGCGACGATCAGTGCCGTTGGCAATAGCCATCGACATATCAATCTGGCACTTGGTCGGTTTGGGAAGGTTAAGCGCACGCCATAAAACGAAGAGGAACATGATGAAGCTTTTCTTCATCTTTGCGAGGTCATCGTCCTTGTGTTGTTGGGTCATTAGGTCCTCCTTGTAGAGTCTGTACTACTCCTTGCAGGTATCGCACTTGGGCGTCTGCTCGTTGGGCTTCTCCGATAAGAAATTGACTAACGTCTTCTCGTAGTTCGGCTCGACCATTGCCGAGGGGTCTACCGTCACTCGTGACGCAACGGACGGTTGCATCAGAGAGGGCGACTGACAGCCGGATACCATTGCCACGAAGGTCATTAATAGTCCGATCAGCAGATGCCTTGCTCGTTGCGATATAGGCTTGCCAGTTCTTTGAGAGGTCAGCGAGGGCTCTTTGGGTTGTTTCACGTTCTACCTCCAGTTGTCTTGCAGCGGCGAGTTGTTCGGTTTGGTACTTCAATGTGAGGCTGTCCGTCGCGTCCGAGTGGCCCTTGGTGTAAACCAAGCCCAGCCCGATACAAACGAAAAGACCCCACATGAAGAACTCTTTAAGGTTCAACATATGGGGCCTCCTTTAGTGGGTAGCGTTGGAGCCGTACAGCTCAGCATCGGTCATCGTTGGGACCTCATCGAGAGCAGAAGCCAGGTCACCGAGAAGCGAAGCGTTAGGCTTCAACTTGGCGATGGTGAACTTGTGTCTCTCAAGGAGCTTCTCGATGGCGTTGTACAGTTGCGGTGTGCGCTTCTCAGCATCACGGAGGTCGGCCAGCATGTACTGAGCCTTCTCGGTGTCGATAGCCTCCAGCAGTTGTTCCAGCAGGTTATCCATTGGGTTTGTCCTCCCTTGATTTGCGCTTCTCATCCATGACGGTCTTGAAGACCAGCAGGACGGTTTGCACGATGGTGTAGACAATGACGGTGGCGTAGAACCACTCGCTCAGCGTCAGGCCAGCGAAGTGGCTTGCGACATCCGCACCAGCCCCTACAGCGATAGGAGCGGCGCGAACCACTCCGTTGGTGAAGTCGATCTCAAGACTCATGGTCGTGACCCTCGCAATTGACGTAGCAGAAGGTCAGGTCATAGGTGTTGGAGTGGAAGGACTCGATGTCGCGGATGCGGCCTAAGAGCCACTTGGCGCGATCAATCTGGGTCGGTGAAGCCATGCCCAGTTGGACCTCGGGCAGGACTTTTTCAAGCTCGGCCTTGTAGGCAGCCTTGTCGGCCATGCAGAGGTTCCACGCTTCGATCATCGAGTGGTCGGGGCCAGCATAAGGAGGGATCTCCCCAGCCAGCCCACGGTCGATAATCTGGAACAGCTCGTTGCCATGAGAGACCTCATCACCTCTCACAGCGGTGTACTGGATGTACTCAGGGATGTCGCTAAACTTCACTTGGCAGTAGGCCGCGTTCATGTCAGGGCAGCACCATTGAACTTTCTTTACATCCACGATGGCCCGGTTAGGGGCCTTCTCGGTTTCAGGCAGTTTTTCAGGTTCCATTGGACCTCCTTATGCGTAGCGGTGGTAACAGGTCACGGAGTCAGCAGAAGCGCCATCCGCGTTAATGAGTTTGCCCATACGGACGTAGGAGCCAGCCATGGTGTAGCCAGCGAAGTAGACCCCGCTTGCGCAGGTGCCAGTCACGTTGCTACCAGCCACGCCTTCGTTCCACTCGACACCAGAGTTGTTGTGAGCCAGAGCCATTACGGTTGCGCCCATCGAGTTGATACGGAACTGGGCACACGCCGAACTGACACGACCAGCATCACCAGCCCATGCGTAGCCACGGTCGTTCGCGGTGTTGTACATCCAAGTGGATGCCCAGCCGCCTCCCCATACGCCACCGAAGATGTTGCCGTCCGGCGAGATGAGCATGTAGGTCCCAGCAGGGTTGCCCCAGCAGAGTTGACCGGCAGCGTTCATAAAGAGCCGCTGTACGACTACTGAGCCCCAGTGGAAGGCGAAGCCCGGTGCGTTGTAAGGATGCAGAGGGGAAGGACCACCAGCGCCAACGAGGCCGTTCTCACGGATCTCAATGCCGCCCAGATAGACTTGGTTACCAGCGGAGTAGTTGATGTACGCGCCACCAGCGATAGCCGAGTAGCCACCGTTCGAGGTCAAGCCACCAGTGTTGGACAGCTTGGTGTTCGGGTCGAAGTCAGCACGAGACCACGTTTTGAAGCCGTTGTTGTAGCAGCCACCAGTGCCGTTGATCGTACCGGGTGACTCAATGGCCCCCGAGAAGGCGACTTGAGTGCCGTTACGCTTCAGGGTCATCAGAGGACCACCGACACCGCCAGTACCGCCCCAGTGAAGGACAGCAGCGTGTGTGCCATCGACATACGAAAGGGTCCCGAGGGACAGTGATTCGTCCACACCAGCGACCTTCAAGTTGCTCTTAATGATCGGCACGTACTCGCTCGCAGTGTTCAGCACTTGGGCCTTCACGAAGAAAGGAGCCTCAGTGGTGTGCTGGGTGGCGAACGCTTTGGACTCGGTGTGTGCGCTTGCCTCGAACTTCGGAGCGAACATCTTGCCGAGAGCCTTAATGAACCCCTTAAAGGTCACCGACCAGTTGCCAGCGCCAGTCACGGAGGAGTCCATGTTCTCAGCGAGGCCGTTCATGTTGCCCAAGGCATCAGCCTCAGCAGCAGCACGATCAGCTTCAGTGGTTGCACGGTTCGCCTCAGTGGCCGCGAGGGACACTTGGGATTGCGCATCGACTACCTTCTGGGCAGCCTGAGTTGCCGAAGTGGCAGAGGCAGTGGCAGAGGCAGCGGACTTACGGGAATAGTGCCAGCTCGAAAAGAGGCCGGGAGTTACCGCCACGTCTTCAGTCTTGGAAGCCCACTCTTGGGAGCGGACATTGGAAGTCTCGGAGTTGGTCGCAGAGACCCCAGCGGTATTCTTGTGGGTGATCGTTGTGGCCAGAGCGGTCTCAGCGCCAGTCCTTGCGACCACAGCAGCAGCACGCGCAGCATCACTCGCCACGTTAGAAGCCTGAGAGGCAGCAGCGGACGACTGAGAGGCAGCAGCGGATTGCGCAGAGAGGGTCGCTTGGTTCAGCGCAGAGCCTGCCCATTGCTGGTTCATTCGCAGGTTGACAGCATCGCCGGGGTTTACCGGGTCAGCCAAGTTCACGATCCGCTTAGCACGAGCATCGAGTTGCCCTTCGTTGTTCACGCCGATGGTGTCAGCGGTCAAGTCACGGGCTTCCTCGGCGATATGCAGGGATTGCACTTGCGAGGTGTTGAGGTCGAACGCACGGAGAATGGAGCCATCCGCGAAGTCCACCAGACGGTCAGAGGCCGAGGTGTTGCGACGGATCTCAATGAGGTCGAAGTTCTGACCCGGACCCCACGCCAGAGTGGTCGTGATGGTGGTCGGAGTCGAGAAGCGGAAGTCAGTGTTGAGTACGAGGTCTTGCCGAGTAGCACCGATCAAGGTGACCGCCACGAACTTACGAGCGAGATACTCGAAGGGGATCGTAAAGTCCTTGAGGGAACCATTCAGGGTGTACGTCCTGATAGTCTTTGGGGTGGCCATGAGGTCTCCTTTTGGTTGACAAAGAAAAGGCCCCGTGAGGAGCCTGTTAGGTAGCCATAGTGAGGGGTTTTAGCGGGCCGGTTGACCACGCTTGCCGTATTCCATACCGGCTTCCTGCATGATGGCGTTGAGAGCCCTTTGCGACACTGGGTCGTTCGGGATGAGGCCACGGAGGCCGTTGTACAGAGAGGACTTGTATTGCTGGTCCATGGAGCGACCTTCCTCACGGAAGACCCCAGCGGTGCCAGAGCCCACTTGGTAGATCGACCCGAGAACTCCGAGGCCAGGAACCTGCTCCATGAACTTCGAGAGCGGATCTTGGATACCCGAGGAACGCAGAGGCGAGTACTTCACGGCACGGTTGCGCTCGGTGTATGCAGGGCCACGAGGCAGGACCGAAGTCCGCACAGCAGCAGCAGCATCGAAGCCCATTGGTGCCAGCGCGAAGTTGGCCACACCGAGTGGTGACCCGATGTGAGAGCTACGGGAAGCAGCGGCATACGCGATCATGTTTGGTTCCAGCGCACGAGCGAGGAAGTCACGGCGTTCTTCCTTCGGCAGGCCCTGAGCTTGAACGTAGCGTTGAGCCACATAGAAGGACGAGGCGAGAGCGAGGGAGATACCGACTTGGTACGCTTGGTCGATGGCTTGGCCATTCTTGGTCGAGTTGTAGATGCCACGGATCAGACGACCATTCACAGAACGGAACACGAAGTTCTTAAACTGCATGGCCAGCTTCAGGTAGGCGCTCTGGGCAATGGAGTCTTGGTTGGACAGCTTGTGAGGACGGAGGACCGTCTCATCAGCCACCTTGTCACCGAGACGCCAGATGTCCATGACACGAGGGTCGGCTTGGAGCTTCGCCCGGTCACGCACCTTGTAGCCACCTTTAGGGTCCTTCACTAAGTGTTCCTTGAGCGCGTTCGTCATGTCACCGAACTGAGCCTTGGTGATCGACATCGCGTGCAGACGGTCCTCGTGGAAAAGCTTCGAGGGCTTCCCAGAGAGGGAGTGGTTAACGAGGTCCATGAGGGCACCTTGGCGACCAGCGTCCATGATGTAGTTCGAGGTCTCAGTGAGCAGCTTGGTGAACGGTGAACGAGCCGAGGCTTCGCCAGTGAGGAACTTGGTGGTGCCGATAGCCTGAGCCACGACCTTGCCACTGCCTTGCGCACGGAGGCGCTCAACGATGTCAGCACGGCGAGGGCGAATCAGGTCATCCAGCTCACGGCCAAAGATGATGGCGTGCATCTCCTTCAACTGGTGTGGCTTGATCTTGGAGCCCCATGTGGTCATCTCACGAAGGTATGGAACGCCCTTCATCAGCATCCGGGTGTGGCCCTTGGCGATCAACCCAGCGACCTCAGTGAGGTTCTGGACGCCCATGTAGGCGTTCTTTGTGACGAATGCTACGTCAGTCAGGGAGCGGGCGAAGGTGGCCAGAGCGGTATCTGGATGAGCCCGACGAGAACGCCCGGTCAGCATCTTGATGGACTCTTGTAGAGCCTCGATCTCCATCTTGTTCTTAGCGGTCCCCTTAACGGCGAGGATGGCATCCTTGAGAGCCTTGGTGTCCTTGCCGGTGGCAGCCATGATCCCGATGTCACCATTGATCCTACGGTTGTACGAGGAGGTGATCTGAGGGATGTCAAAGGTGCGCAGGTCGTTCACAGAGAAGGTGGTGCCATCGCTCAACTGGACAGCTACGTCCGAGTCAAAGAGGTGACGGCCTTCGAGGAAGTTGTTGGCATCCTGCCCGACCAGACCTTCGAGGTTATCGTCGATCAGCGAGGAGCGGTGGAACTCGTTGGAGTGGCTGATACCCATCGCCTTGTTACGGGCGTAGGTTTGGACAGCTTCCTTGATGGCTTCTGGTGTTGCGTCCTTGCCTTCCTTCTCCAGCATGTCCTTGAGCATCTTGTCGATGCGAGTCTTCACAGCAGCACGGCTCAGGTAGCTTGACATCCAGCTCTCAGCGATTGCCTTCTGCAAGCCCTCAGCACCACCGAAGCGTTGCAGTTGGAGCAGCTTGGCACCGTCATCATAGATGTTCGGGATGTACCGACCAGAGTGACGGGTCTGAGGCATGATGCTCACAGCGTCGATGTTGCCAAACTGAGCGGGGTTCTCCAGCACGTCTTCTTTACGGACGTAGTGGTCCTCGACGACCTTGGCGTACTTCTTCTCGGCCTCGGAAAGCTTGGCCATCTTGGCCCCGGTTGGGTCCTCAATAGCTTCAGCGATACGACGATCCACAGTCTCACGGTGCGCTTGACGGCCACCGGGCAGGGTCTTCACCGAGACATCTCGCATGGCCTCTTGTTGGGCCTCGACGATGGCGTTGAGAGCCACGTTGTCTTGGCCACGTTCCCGCTCAATAACGTCAGAGGCGACAGCCCCGAACTTACCGTTGGAACCCGACTCACCGCCCACAGGGGAACGGACGAGGTGACCAGCGATGCCACGGATGCCTTCGTCTTCGGAGCGGTTCAGGAGCAGGCCGATCTCAGTGAGACCACCGAACTTGAAGCCAGCAGCCGAACGCTCAGGTTCCAGCTCAGCGATCTTCTTAATCATCTTGGGGTTCAGCGGGTTGGCAGCGCTCAGGATTGAACCATCACGCAGACGCACCGCACCGGGTTCCGATGGGTGATCCATGTACTCAACCCCAAAGGCTTCGTCAGGAGTCTCATCGGTTCTCCAAGGCATCACGGTAGGATCATCAGCGCCTTGTTGACGGGCTTGCTCACGAGCCTGCAAGCGGATGCTTGGACCCATGAACTCGTTCGGCTCAGAGGCTTCTTGGTGGCGCGCAAGGATGCCCTCAACGGTATCGTCGGAGACTTCCATACGGCCTTCCTGAGTGTGGGATCTCTCACCGTGCATCCCAAGGATTTTCTCAAGGTACTCATCGTCCATCTCATCGTCAGCCTTCTGAGCGCGGGCAGATGCCAGCATGTCCTCATCGACTGCGACGTTACGGGATGGCAGGGCAGACTCACCGTGCATGGCCAGTACTTTCTCAAGCTGGTCATCAGGCATGTCTTCACGTCCAGGCTTAACGAGTGACTTAGCGATCCACTTGTCGAGGACAGCAGCCATGGTCCCACCGATTGCAGCACCGCCAATGGCAGCCCCGAGGTAGTGACCCTCGATCCCGGTGGTGGCTTCCTTGACGCCCTCATAGGCCACAGCCATCGACCCAGAGAACCCAGCTTGTGCAGCCACACGGCCTCCAAAGGAGCGCAGAGCGGTGCCCGGTACTGGGACGTAGGTCAGTGGGTCCATGGCAGCGGAAACGCCACCAGCAGCCAGTTGGCCAGCCCAGCCAGCATTGCGCATGTCTTGGTCGGCCTGCATGTTCTCCTTGGCCAAAGCGATGGCCTCAGGGAGCTTCGACTTGTCATAGCGGGTGTAGTCGCCAATGAAGCCGAAGAACTGAGGATCGACACCTTCAGCGCGGATCTTGTCGTAGGTCTCACGGGACCACTCTTGGCTATCGGAGTGATCGTTCATCCACTCGCTCGGATCGAAGTCCTCAACGGTGATGTTGCGAGCGATCTGCCCCGGAAGCGAGGTGGCCAGAGCGGCCTTCATGGCCTCGGAGGAGTTGTACCAAGCTTCCTTCTCAGGGTTCTGGCGCAGCTCCATCTCACGGAATCCTTCCTTGGTCGAGGTGTCAACATCCTGTCCACCGATTGCCATCGAAGCGCGCTCACCGATTGCGCCTCGTTCTACAGTTGGTTCCGCTGTGATCCCCTTGTGGCTCTCAAAGAACTCAGCGGTTTGCTTTGGGGCGTTGGGACCCTCGAACCATTTACGGCTCGGGGAATCACCAGCCACTTCCAGAAGGTTGGCCATGTACTGGCGACCCTCAGGGGCGATCTTAGTGAAGTCACCGGAATCCAGAGCGGCCAGTTGAGGAGCGCCCAGTCGGCCATTCCCTTGGTTGTACGCAAGGGCAGCCTTGAGGTAGTCCCCTTTGTAGGTCTTCAGGAGGTCCGCAGTGAGTTTCGCAGAGGCCCCGATGGACTTGGCAGGGTCGAAGAAGTCCTCGTCTGTAACGAGCCCGTAGGCTTTCCCAGTGGCACGGGTGAACTGACCCAGACCACGAGGCCCCGTAGGGCTCTTGGCGGTAGGGTTGAAGGACGACTCGTTGTAGATCTTTTTGTGCAGGTAGTCGTAGTTGACACCGTTGGCATCAGCCGCTTCACGGATCATCCCGTCATACGGTGTGCCTTGTGCTTTCACGTCAGCGTAAGTCTTGGACATTGGTTCCTCCTAAGTGGTTAAAGAGGGCCTTTGCCCCCTCGAATAAAGTCTTTGTACAGCCCTTGGTTGCGCTGGGCTGTACCGACTGCATCAGTCATGGCTTGCTCAGTGGCAGCACGACGACGAGCCTGATAGATCAGTTGCATGGATTGCTGGGTCAGCTTGATGCGCTGGCCAGTCAACGAGGTGATGGTGATGTCGCCTGCCTTGGTCTTTTCGATCTTGACAGGGGACTCAGCCCAGTACGGGCTCGCAGCCTTGATACCGGCCACGGTCTCATCGACGATCTGCTTGCCTTGTTCCCACGAGTTTGCGTCGTTAGGGTCGGCCATCAGGTCCTTCTTATTGAGCATCCCACGGTAGCCTTCTTGGCCCTCATCATCGTCATCCTTGAATGACACGGTGTTCTTCTCCAGCCAGCCCGAGAGCATCTTTGAGGCGTCCGATGCGTCACCAGTACCAGCCAAGAAGCCGTCATACAGGGAACGCGCCATGGTCTCCATGTCGTTCGGGATCGCAGACAACTGAGGGTTCTTCGAGTCACGCTTCAAGGCATCCCATTGGATGTCCCGATTCTTGCGTTCCTCAGGGCTCAGTTGGGCGTTCTTACGGTCGGCCTCAATGAGGACCATTGGGTTAATCCCCGAGTTGCTCATCTGGTTCATCTTTTCAATGAAGCCAGCCTTGTCTGGATACAGAGCAGCGATCATTCCCGGTTGCTGGGCGTATACCCGTTGCAACTGAGTGATGGCCTTGAAGTCGCCCTCCTCACCAGAGGTCACTGCGCCAGTCCACTCTTTGGTGGCATCGTCGATCAGTGTGTTGAATGCTGCCCGAAAAGGACCGCCCTCAAAGTCAGCCGAGATGAGCTTGCCGCGCAGTTGATCCTTCTGGTCCTCAGGGATGCCCATGGCGCTGATCTGATTGAGCTTCATGTTGGCGAAGGTTGCCCAGTCGCTTTCCTTGAACTCGCCAGTGTTGGCGTTGACGGGCATTCCCTTCTTGCTCAGGTCGAGGTACTCACCGTTCATGCGCTTGGAGTAGGACTCATCGAGAGCGAACAGACGGTTGTCCGTTTGCATGGCCTCTTGGGTGCCCTTGAGGGTTCTCGCGGAGTCATCCTTGAGGCGCTCTTGCAGCTTGATGCGAGCGTTAATCAGGGACTGCTTTTGAGGGGTCATGTCAGGGGTGTCCTGAAGCCACTGGTTAGCAGCATCCAGTTTGTCCAGCATGTTGGCAGCGACCACCGGATCGTTCTGCATCTCAGCGGTAGCGAGGTCCACTTGGAACTTCTCGTAGCGAGGACGGTTGCGTTGGTAGGCAGCATCAGACGCCTTGACCAGCAAGTTGTCGTACTTGTCCTGCCCCACGATGTCCTTCACTTTCTGCTTGATGCCCATGACGGTGACTTCTTGATCCCCGAAGGAACTCAGGAAGGCCGGACCATGATCCTTGTGGACTGCATCAGAGACGGTCAGGTTGAGCGCTTCGACCATTGAGCTGTCCGTAGGGAAGCCCATCTTGGAAGCCTTGTCCTCGAAGTAGCTGGCCATCTGTTTGCCGGAATCCAGCGAACGCATGAAGCCGGGATCGTCGAGAAGCCCACCGATGTCGCCACGGGTGTTAATGACCGACTGAGCGATGAACCGCTTGGAGCGGCGCTGCTCGTGCAGGTCAAAGATCCCCGCGTTCCGTTGAACGATGTCAGCGTTGAAGCCTCGCTGGTACTCAGGGTCAGTTGGGTCGATCCCAGCTTCCTTGGCGTAGCTATCCGAGACCATGCTCAATCGAGTTTGGCGGTACTCCTCAAGGTCCTTGCGTTCCTTTTGGTCGAACTCACCAGAGGCGATCTTGGTCTGCATCTCGTTCTCGATCTCGAAGGCAGCAGAGCGGCCAGTGTCGTGACGGAGAATGTTCATCACATCCGGGTCATCCTGAGCGAGCAGGGTCCCATTGGCGATGGCAGTAGCCCGTTGTTCACGGGTCATGGTTCGGATGATCTGGTCAGACTTCGCCTGAGCGTTCTTCCCTTGGTTCTCAGCGTAGGTCCCATAGGCCCCAGCACCAGCCTTGACGAAGTTCATCATGGACTCGGTGAAGCCGTTGTTACCTACGTCAGCTCGTTGAGCCGAGGCTTGGAACTGGACGGTCGCAGTCGAACCCTTGAGGCGCTCCTTGCCGCCCATCTGGGCCTGATCGAGCGCCCTTGCGATGTCATTAGCCATTCTTTACTCCTCCTTGCGCAGTGCCAGTGGAATCCCCAGTGGACTTAGTGGTTGAACCTCTCATAGCAGCGCCTTGCTGGTAGCCGTTGGCCCCAGACGAGACGATCCCAAGGGCATGACTCAGACCACTGGTCTTAATCACTTGGGCCTGTCCACGAAGGGCAGACTTGGTGTTCTCGGTGTTGGCGATCTGGTTCGCAAAGATGGACTGATAGTCCCGCTTGTAGTTGTCGGTGATCGACATCCGTTGCTGGGAAGCTTCGTTGTCTACCGAGTTGGCGACACGCTTCATGGAATTACCAGACATCATCGACTCACCAATAGCGGTACGGATGGTGCCCTTGTTCTTCAGGGCCTGCATGTTGACCTCGGCGAGTTGCGCACGGGCCTCCTCTTGGCGGTCCATGGCAGTCAGTTGCAGGTTGGCGTTGGCCATGTTGGTCTGCTTGACTTGCTCACGCGCAGTGCGCCGTTGGGCGTCCTCAGCGTTGCCTTCACCTTTGGCCTTATCCTTGGCAGCCATTACCCCACCGACCACAGCCACAGCGGCCATGGCGATGCTTACTGGTTCACACATGGTGACCTCCTATAGCCAGAATTGACGGAACCGACATCCGGCTGGACTCATCACATGTTCACGGGCGAAGGACGCACCGAGGGAGTTGAGGAGACGAATGTGGGAGTGATTGTCCACCGACACGAAGTTGGTGTACTCGAAGTTCTGAGTCCCCTTGAGGGACCCATAGTGTTTCTTGAGGATCTTGTAGAAGCGGATGCGCTCACCCTTGGTCAGCATGTCCACCACGTTGGTAGTCACGAACCAGATACAGCCCCCATGAGAGCCCCCTACAGCCAGCACTAAGGCGCCCAGCACAATGGCATGGGTCGTCTCATCGAGGCACTCAGGGATCACGTCACGGGGGTTGCGGTTGGGTATGTGGGAATGGAACTCCTCAAGGTCGCCCTTGGAGAGGTCATTGGCAGCAGCTTCAAGATGCCATCTCTTTGCTTTAACGATAATCATGTAAACCCCCATAGGGTGGCCATAGTGAGGGGTTTTAGTCCCCACCATGGCGCACCAGTTAAATGCCGCTTGAACGGCGCATGTAGTTGCCCTCCCATCCGCTACCGATGATGTTGAGAGGGTTCGGGTTGGAGCTGGTGATCGTCACTCGTTGAACCTGGGCGTTGCCCGTGACAGGGAACTTGAACTGACCAGTGCCCAGCGAGAGTTCGCCGAGGACCATCTGAGTCCCGAGTCGGCCACCGGCCATCACATAGACGTACTCCGAGGAGCCGTTGTTGACGTTGATCTCGAATGAGCCAGAGTCTTCATAGTTCAACCACGCACGACGAAGCTGAAGGCGACCAATGTCCTCGGTTGAGGAGGAGCCATCGTCAGCGGTCTGCTTGATGAGGAACTTGGAGAACTCGTAGGTGAACTCATACTCACGCCCGAAGACCACGTACTCACCAGTGCGGTTGCCCAAGAAGGTCAGCTTTGCACCGGACGGCCATGGACCCTCGTGGCGCAGTTGCACACCTTGTTGGTCGATGGTGTAGAACACGGACTCAGCGTTAGGCAGGCCACCGAGGATGGACGCAATGGTGATCGTTGAGGTGTTCGCGTCGATGTCATAGGCACCGATCTGGATGAGCTTCTTCTGGTCCATATAGGTCCGGTAGGGCTCCTGAGCGATGTCGATGGTGGACTGAGTGAACTCAACCCGCTCCAACATGATGCCCTCTGGGCGATCCAGCATGAGGTACATATAGGACCCGATGCTTGCCGCTGCGAGGATCTTGACGCCACTCCCGAAGTTCCAATGAGAGAAGCTTTGTTGCTGCAAGGTCTCGTCGAGGTACAGGAACTTGTAGACGTAGAGGTTGCCCGGTTGCCCGCTCGAAAGCATCGACACGAAGTTCTCAGTGCCCGACCCATGGATAGAGTGGACAATGTTCGGCAGGTAGCTCGGAACGTGCGCAGAGACATCCTCAGCGGACTTGACGTTGCTCACGTCTTGGATCGCGTAGTAGCGCTTGAGGGAAGTGTACGAGGCACGAGGTGCAGCGAAGTAAACTCCACGACCAATCCCGAAGGGTCTCGCACCGTCACTCACGTCGAACTCAGTGGTCAGGTCCAGCTCCACAGTCTTCGAGGACAAGATCCCAGCAGACGACAGGACGAACTGGGCTTGGTCACTCCAGAGGAGCAACTGCTCAGCGAACGGAACGGCGTACTTGAGGACACTCACACGGTTGTGGGAGATGGCCACGTCGATAGGGTCATCGTCACTCAGGGCGCTCACAGAGGCCGGGAAGAAGTTGAAGTACTTCGAGGTCCGGCTCATCACCACGTTCTCCCCAGAGATGAACCCTAAGCGGTTCCTGAAGAAGAACACATCGTTGATCCGGTCGCCGATGAAGGACGGCATAGGGTTCGTGCCATCGTCACCACAGGAGCGTGTGTCCCACGTCAGGGGAGTCCAGTCGAACTGCCCATCAGAGGCCCTCACGAGCGCGTGTGGCATCGTTGAGTTGTTGAACCCAGTGATGATCCCCGGCTTAGCGATCTCCCTCCAGACCTTCCCAGAGAGGCTGTACTTGACCCAGTAGTTGTCGCCTGTACGAGCGGACTCGCCAGTGACCTCAACGATGTAACCATCAGGGGCCTGAGCTGGCAGCTTGTTGAACGTCTGGACTTGGTAGATGAAGCCGTTCATTAGCTGGTCACCGTAGCCATCCTTGGTCTGGATGCTCGCAATGGCACCGGGACCGGGACCAGTAATCATCACCCAGCCGGGACCAGCCGAAGCCGTCCAGCCACTTGGGCCGAGGGCAGCAACGATCTGAGCGGCCATCTGGCCAGCGATCCACGAGGCGTCCGTCATGTCCACTTGGTTCATGCCAGCGTAGGGTTGACCTACAGGCACTTTCTCAGCGGAACCGTTAGGCATCTGGATGTTCCCGTAGACCCCACCGTTGATGAGGATCTGCATGGTCCGGCCATACTGCCCACCACGAATGTTGATGAGCGCTCGCTGAAGCAAGTTTGGATAGCCAGGTTCAGTGAGTGACGAGTTGAGCGCGGTGACCTTCTTGCGGTTCGTGACGAACGTATAGTCGGCCACGGTGATTAGGCGCAGGTCAGTTCGAGGGTCGGAGCAGTCGGCATAGCCATTGTAGCCACGCACGGTGTACTCAGTCCCCGCCAAGTCGTGAACCGCCAAGCCATTCCCAAAGAAGGACACAAGGTACTGCTCAGTTGAGTCGCGGTTAATCATGTGGACCAGAGGCTTCACACCCAAGGCGCCAGTGTTGTACAGCCGCTTGATGAGCTTGGTCGGTGGTCGCTTCTGAAGACCTTGGGTCTCCGAGGACCAGCCATTGATTTGTTGAGCGCCTTGGTTGGAGAAGCGGAGGATGTCGGGTTGTTGCGAGATACCTCCTTTGAGGTTCTTTACGGATTGTGAAACGAGTCCCATGGGTCCCTCCTTATCTGTTAGCGATACCACCGACGAATGAGTCACCGTCGATCATGTTGAAGCCACCGAAGTCCAGCTCGTATTCCTGAATGGAAGCCCAAGCGTCGTTCTCTTGTTCCTGCAAGGAGCCCTCGATTTCACCAGCACCGAAGAACCGGATGTTGAATCGACGGGAAGCCTTGGCGACGATGTACGAGCGGAAACACTCAGGCATCTCAGAGAAGCTCTTGAGCTTGATGAGGTCTACCGTGATGGGACCCGTGAAGACATCTGAGCGAGCGGTGCGGTCATAGACGTAGCCACCGCGATTGATGTACAGCGTGCCCCCAGTGGTGGTCATGCGGAGGAAGTCCGACATGTACTCAATGAGGTTCGAGAAGGTGTCAGGCAGAAGCGTTGCGCCCTCCTCAATGTTGAAGGTCCAGCCCTTCGCTTGGATCTCCCGGTTAACCTGAGCGAGGATGCGACGACAGTTCGCTACGTCAGCGTTAGGGTCGCCCTCAAGGGAGTTCACAGGGGACTCGCCGATAGCAGCGAGCATGTCGTTTACAGCTTGGAGTTCTTCGTCAAGCTCCAGTACCGATTCGGTAGCCATGGTTTCTCCTTAATAAAAAAAACCCCACAGAGCCGGGTAGGCCCCATGGGGAGAGAGTTGTCGTTAAACGTCTTGAGCTTTGATGCCCACGATTGGTCGCGACAGGATGAGGCGCATATCCACAGGGCCAGTTGTGAAGGACAGCGTGATGCCGAACTTGCACGCAGTGGCGTCCGTAGCGAGCGTCTTAGTGACGATCTTTGCAGGGCCGGTGTAGGCAGGAACTGGACCATATCCGACCAGAGTTTGGTCATGGAACAGTCGGCCACCGCCAGTCTTGATGTCAGCCAGAGCCCACGCTTGGAGACCTACAGGAACGCTGGTTCCATCGACCTTCGTCATCACAAGCTCACACCCAGCAGACAGGGCTTGGTTAGCCAAAGCTTTGATGAGGGAGTTGTGGCACGAGAGCTGGACGAGACCTTGAGAGGTCGCGCTGCCAGTGATGTCGATCTGGATAGCGTTGAGGCCACCTACAGTGGTCATGGAGCCAACAACGGTTGCGCCAGAGGCGTTCGTCAGGGTCCACTTCTCAGCGATGGTGCCAGTTGCAGGAGCCGTTACGGTCCCCGGAATGGTTGCCGAGAGAGTTGGGTTCAAGATCTGGTTAACAGGCATGAACGTGTGCCATGCAGCAGCAGGGTAGGTGAAGTAATTCGCAGCGACGTGCGCTTGGATATTACGACCACCTTTCGAGTTGCTATGCGTACCATCCATGGACACGTTAGTGTCGGTAGGGTCGTATGCAGCGTCAGCGTTCAGGTAGTTAAAGTTCTTCCCAGTGATGTTCGCAAGACCATAGTTGAAGTCCAAGCGATACTTCTGGTTCACGCCACCATCAGACAGAACAACACGAGGCAAGATGCCCAGCCAGTTCACACGAACGCCACCAGCGTTGTATGCGTCAATGATCTGGTTAGCCAGAACGAGAGCAGCAGGAGCCGTAGTGTCCATGTAGTTGTTGGTGCCGCAATGGATGAAGATGTCAGTCATCGAAGGGTTCTCTGAGAGGTTCCTTGGAATGTCTGCCAGTACATCCTGAAGCTTGTGTCCACCAGTGCCGTCAGTACCAGCCAAGCCAATGTGGCCTGAGAAGCGCATCTTGGAACCAGAGGCCAACATTAAGTTTGCAGCCCATGAGCGACCATCCTCGTTCGCAGTCAGGCTATCGCCTTCAAACAGTGCGACTCGGGTTGCGGTATCCCATGTGTTCTTAGCGATGGTCTCAGCGATTACCGTGAGGGTTGTAGTGGAAGTGAATCCACCATCAGCGGTAGTAACTGTGATCGTAGTGGTCCCCAGAGCGAAGGCCATAACGAGACCTTGAGGTGTGACATCAGCGACCAGCGTGTTGCTCGACGAGAATGTGACGGCCTTATTGGCAGCCGTTCCCGGTAGAACAGTCCAAGCCAACTGAGAGGACCCATAACGGGCCACACTCAGAGTAGGCGAGGACATGCTCACACCAGTTACGGTTACGCTGCCGGAGTAAAAACCAGTGCGCCAGCGGCTTCAGGACGAAGACCACCGTGACCCATTGCGTACTTACCGATGATCTGGTCAGCTTGGAACTCAGCACGACGAGCGCGCTCCAGTGCCATGTCTTTCAGCTTCACGGTGCCTACTGCCGAACGGTGGTTGAACAAGCCAATCACGTTGTTGACAGCTACCTTGTCGTCACCGCTGGTAACAGCAGGGAAGATGTGGCGTTGGTTAGTACCGATGGTGTCATCGCCAGCACCGCCAACGGTCAAGTGTGGAACTTCGATGATCTCGAAGCCCATGACGTTGCGGATGTTGCCGGTTTCTGGGTCGATCAGCGCGCTGTAGTTAGCGGCGTTCGGCATCAGAGCGGACAGGATTGCGCTGTAGTCGTCAGGCGAGGTGTAGAAGCGACGATCCGAGGCCGGAACGTAGTTCTTGGTCAGACGGGCACGGGCCAGAGTCAGACCTTTCAGGATTGCTTTACCACGCAGTTCCACGTCAACGAGGTCAGCAGCAGCACCAATGTTCAGAACAATGGCAGTACCCAGACCAGCGATGTTTTCGTTGGAAGCGGCAGGCAGGTTGCACAGCTTCGCCATCTCGGCCAGTACAGCACCGTCAGCAGCGATAGCCAGAGCTTCACCCAGTTGAGCCGAGTACTCAGCACGAACGTCGTAGTGGTTCATCGCGTCTTCGATGTCGTAGATCAACACGTCGCTGGTCAACAGACCGTCGATGGTAATCACTTTCTCGGAGTGCTTGATGTCCTTACGCTTGTCATCCAAGTTCTCGCCAGCAGCAAGGTAGTAGCCCTTGGTACGACCCATGACCGGGAAGCTTGCGCTCTTACCGTTCTGGATGGTGCGGACCATATGCTTGTCCATGGTGACGGAACGACGCACGAATGCAGTCAGAACTTCGCCACCGAAGACTTTCAGGAACATGGCCAGTTTGTCGGCAGGGTTTTGACCTTTGCCTTGGTTCGAGCCGATTGCTTGACCGCCAGTTGCGTTTGCCATTGAGTAGATCTCCTATGTAGTTTTGGGTTGGCCACAGCGAAGCCTCCACGGGAAGTGGTGATCTATTGCTGTAGCCATAGTGAGGGTTTTTAAATCAGGTACTTACCAGCTCGAACGACCAACACGCTGCTCTACTTCAGAGCGGTACTTGGAGTCCGAGGAGTAGCGAGGATCAGTCATTGCGGCGACCATCTCGCGCTGCGACTCGAATCCTTTAGGGCCTTGAGGGGCAGCCTTAGG